CTGATTAACGCCAGTAGTAGCGCTAAGGGTATGAAAAAATTCTTCATGTTTACTCCTTATGTGAAATTTCTCAATTTCAAAAACTATTATACACCTTTTTTAAATGAAAATCAAGTGCAAAAAAATTAAGCCTCATATGACTTTAGGTCTATATGAGGCTTTTACCAATGGTGTAAATAATATACCAAATTTAATACGAAATTACTTATTATCACTAAACCTACGACAACCTCAAAGGTTACTAATTTACTTCCTTTTAGTCTTTTTATCATAGGCTTCCTTTTAGTCTTTTTATCATAGGCTTTCTTATGTTGGAGGTAGGTGAGGGATTTGAACCCTCGTGCCCATTGCTGGACTCATTGTTTAGCAAACAAGAACGATAAACCACTCTGTCAACCTACCATTATAAATCTAGATACGTATGAGATTCGACTCACTCGCCTTTCGGCTTCACCGTTAAGTTTTTAATTGCAGTATGTATCTATAACTTGTCTAGACTCGCTTTGCTTTTTTTCCATAAAAGTTTTTAATTGCGGTAAAAGTCTATATTTGGGCTCGGAGGAGGGATTTGAACCCCCATCGTGCAGATTTGGAGGCTGCTGTAATAGCCGTTATACTACTCCGAGATATTGTTTGGTGGTGAGCCCCGACCTCATGAAAGTCTTCGCCTCGCGAGCACGCTCACCATTGTTTGGAACATAGGCTCTGTTCACCAATAATTAAGTCTGGGTTTTAACCATTGACACCTATATAAATCTGGTTGCAGGGCCCCGAGTCGAACGAGGAGGAGTATTAACTGAAGGGTTATGAGCCCTCCCCAGCTGCCATTTACTGGACTACCCTGCCATTATTAGTGCTACCGTATTTTTTGTTGAGGACACATACCTCTACTTGGTAGCATAGTACACAATTCTTTCGTCACTGAGATACGAGTATTTTAGCCATTACTATATGGACCCTAAGGTAGTAGAGTGCTTGGAGCGGATGTGGGAAGCTGAGTCCCAAACTCTAACTTGGAAGGATAGCGTGTTGCCAATTACACTACACCCGCATATTCGGAGATTGGATATTATAAAGCCCTCCCATCTGGGGCTATGCAAGAGTATTTCTACTCTGCACTTATCCACCGAAGCGAATAAGGGGGTAAATATACTAAAAGGTTGCGCTATAAGGAAGCGTTTAGTATTTATTGGTATGCCACCTGAGATTCGAACTCAAACATTAGAGATTTTTAAGACCTCTTCCTCTACCAATTGGGATACTGGCACATAATCCATTTTTGTTTTTAAATTTCTATTTTATTATTATACACTATTAAGCTGCTTTTGTCAAGATATTTTTTTCCCAAGTAGTTCATATTCTTTAGGGAACTCTTCTTTTAACCATTTATGGGATTGTCTATATTGTATTGAAGAAACTAAAGATTTATTTACTCCGTATTTTTTAGCAATTAAATCTTTTGGTACATTAGTTTTAGGGCTATTAATCTTATGTTGAACAATATCTTTAAAGATATTTATATAAATGTCTTTTGAATGATGTGCCCTAATACTATCAGCACCAGATTTATTCTTATTCCCTACTTTAGACAACATTTTTTCATGTTCAATAGGGAATTCTTCAGCTAACCATTTATGACTATGTCCTGTACTTAATTTAACTATAGTTGTTTCAGTCATATCAAGTTGTTTTGATATTTCTTTACAGGTACTACTTGTATTAGCTAGTAGCATTAGTGCTTCTATGTACTGTCTTTTAGAATATTTAGCCCTATGACTACTCGCACCTACTGGGACCTTAGGCATATCCATAGAGGATATACATGTATTGAACCCATTATTAACTGAATCAAACTTCTCAATGTAGGTATCTTCGATAACATTTAACTCATCTTTTGTACATATATGTAGTATAGTTAATTTAGGTACTCCATATAAATTATATGCTTCTTCTAACTTTTTACTTGATTTCTTTTTTATTAAAGAAGTTAAATGTTGGGTATATCTTAATTCAATATTAATTGATTGTCCAATATACACTTTATCAGTATCTTTAAAATTAAGACTGTAAATGCCTATTGTCATACAAAACTCCTATAAAATTATATTATAGAAATATTATAGCATACTAGCTATCTTTGGTCAACGATAATATTTTTCTACCTAAGATATTTTAAGTCTTGACTGTTTAGGAACATTTGCAAGTAAAAAAGCCATCTGACATGCTAATATGTTTCTATTCTTAAGAATAAGGCTTTCATAGTAATTTGGCTCATAAGGTACGTAACCAAGTTTCCATCCAAGTTGCTTAAGAGTTTTATGCCCTTTAGCACCATTACAGTTTAAACAAGCTGTAACTACATTAGTCCATTTATCTTCTCCACCTAGAAATACTGGTTGGATATGGTCTCTACTTAATTGATTAGTAGGGAATACTTGTAAGCAATATGTGCACATACAACGGTCACGAGCAAAAAGGCTCTGATTTGTAAGTACAACCCGCGCGGAGTGTGGTACCTTCTTAAAACTTCTATTCTTAATAGCGATAATGCTAGGTGTTGAAATAGTAGAACGTACTCCATCTACTCGTCTATCTCCACCATGAAAAGTTGCAATATCTTCACCAACAGACCATGCAACTAAACCTTTAGCATGATAAAACATTGCTTTTTCAACGCTCGCCCATCTCTTCGGATAACCAGATTGGTCTAGCAGTAATACTTTCATTTCTGGTCTCCTTATTAATTGGTAGACAATATCGGATTTGAACCGATTAACAATAGTTTATGAAACTATCCGCTATGCCACTTTGCGTTACTGTCTATAGCCACTGAATAGATTTCAAGTGCTTATCTAATTCAGCAAATTTTTTGTCTTGCCATAGTTCATAACCTTTGCTACCTTTAGCAAGGTATTGATTACCTTTATAATGAACCATTTTATTTCCTTTTATTGGGGTGATACACGGGATTTGAACCCGTACTACGAGAGTCACAATCTCGGGTGTTAACCAATTACACTAGTACCACAATTAAATATACTACCCAACTTACTGCAGTAGTTGTTTGTACATTAGTAATATACTTAATTGTGGCAGCCCCTCTCGGTCTCGAACTCAGTAGTACCCAGCTTCAAAGACTGGTATGTCGAACCACTTCCATCTAAGGGCAATTGTTATTTATAAATGACCATTTCGGATTTTCTCCCATTGATACTTAGTGCCATTAGGTAGTTTACCATCAACTACTCCATCAGCTCCCATTTTACCAATGATTTCTACTTCTTCATGTTCAACTTTTCGTAGGGCTTCTCGTTCCTGAACCCATTTTATTTCTGATTTTGTATTATTTTTCATATGCTCATTAGCATAGCGAGTCAAGCCATGCTGATGTACATTCAAAAAAGCTGACTAGGCTTAAAATGTAAATCCTTACGTTTTCACGGTAAGTTCTTGGTACCTTCGGAGAGATTTGAACTCTCAATCCTTTCGGCGATGCGTTCTAAGCGCATAGTGTATCCCGTTCCACCACGAAGGCATTATTTTTTGGAGTAAGGCGTGGGAGTCGAACCCACCTAGGTAATTTTGCAGACTACCACATACGCCGCTCTGACAGCCCTACATTAATCCCAATATACTGCTTTAGGTTTACTAGGAAGTATAACTTCGTATTCATCATCTAGTAAACTCTTTTTTATTTCTTTTCTAGCTTCTTGTCTATAAGGCTTTTGGCAGTATAGATTGTAGAACCAACCTGGGCCTTTACCTCCATGATATCTATTAACATCTGAGTGGTAAAGATTAATTAACTTTTTACCTAATTTAGATTTAGGGTCATAGTGAATATCAACAAAATCGTAACTACTTACCCATCTTGGGCTAACAATTCTATCATACTTCCCTAAGTCTTTAGGTATATTATCAACGTGGGTAAATTCTCTTAAAACCCAATAGTATTCATGGGTATCGTTTTTTCTTCTTACTGTTCTTGACATACGATGTTCTCCTGTAATTAACTCACAATCGTGTCATCATATTTCCTTTCTTTTTTAATTTTATGAAACTATTATACAGTATTAAGCTCGACTTGTCAAGATTAATTTTTTCATTGGTCAAGATACATATGCTCACCAAGAGCTAAGTTTTCCCCGCTATGAATTTTGTATTCCATAGCGGGGAAAACAGGAGTCGAACCTGTAAATTTAATTGCTGTTTGTATCTATAATTGGCAGAAGATGGCGGACTCGAACCCCCACAGGCTTATTTCATCCCCTTCGCTTTTCAAGAGCGCTGCCGCTAGTCCTAACTCGGCTTAATCTTCTAAAGTTCAGTGCTTATTATAGATTTTTACTATACTAGAATTAAGTATAACTTCTTTTCACGTTATACTCCAATCAGTAAACTGACCATCCCATAAGCCAAAGGAAGTAGTATTTACTTTGAGGGTAATTAATCCACTTAATTCTTGGCGACTCATGGGGGAATCGAACCCCCGTAATGGGATAGACAATCCCGCGTAATAGCCTCTATACGAATGAGCCTTTAAATTCTTGGTAGGCTTCCACTACCTTCATCGAGTCGTTACGACTTCTGCTAGACCCTTCGTACTACTAGCTAATGACAGGGTGCGACCCTGTGGGTTTTATTCTTGGTAGGACCCGACGGAATCGAACCGTCTCCTTTAGCTCTTCAGGCAAACGCGCGAACCATCTACGCCAGAGTCCCATTAACCTTCTTCGTAGGCAATTTTACCTACATTATATTCTATACTTCTTTGTATTTCAGGTAGAATATAATCTTCAAAATGTAAAGTTTTAATTCCCATAATCATTTGCTCAGAAAACAATTTTTCTAAACTTCTAAGTTTAGACTCTTGAGTCCACTGAATACGAATAGAATAATTATACCCCATTTTTCCTAAAGCTACGGAGCAGTTAATATCTTTAGTTGTAACTATAGCTATCTGATATATCTTTTCTACGGAATTAAACATTTAATTTCTTCTAATGATACTGGAGTATAATTATCTAGCTGTTCCATACTAACGCATTTATAGCGTTTGTCTGGTCTACCATAATTATCTAAAACTTTATTACTATGTAAGTGTCCGTGAACATTTAAACCCCATCTAGCTAGACTTTCATGATGAACTGGAATATGTGTTAAAAGCATACCATCAAACTGATGTGAACCACGAATATCATCAAAGTATGGTAGGTATTCTTTTAGGTCTAGTTTATCATGGTTGCCCTTGATTAAAACTTTACGACCATTCATTCTACCAACTAAATGGATATATTTCTTACTAAATACTAAATCTCCTAAGTAATAAACTCTATCACTAGGTTTAACTACTTTATTGTGTTGTTCAATGATGAACTCGTCATGTTCATCAATGTTTGCGAAATCCCTTAACTTTTGGTCTTCCCTAGTGCGGAAGGTTAGGATATTCGTATGATGAAAATGATGGTCTGAAGCCATAAAGATATTTGCCATTTTGTTTCTTTCTTAATTCTAAGACAATATTATACTTTAATTAAGCTTCCTTGTCAACTTTATTTTTAAATTGGTACAGGGTGTCAGACTCGAACTGACATATTCTCACTTGTAAGGAGAGTGGCTAACCTTTCACCGTCAACCCTGCATTGTTAGTTTTTATTCTCTAGCGCCAGTCTATCTACCTGAGTAGCCTTGAAAGATTGTCAATATCCAGCGAGCCACGCGTAATAGGAGTAAATAGTCCGTTTGCTACTCAAGCCAGTATTCTATCTAGAGAATAATTGGTGGAAGGTTCAGGAGTTTAACCTGAGGCATATGGTATGTATGACCACCGCTCTTACCGTGAGCTAACCTTCCTTTGTTATTAAGCTAATCTCCATTCAAAATATTTTTTCCTAGAACCATCCATTAGCCTACCTAATCCCATTCTTAAATTATGTGCTGAACTAATGATATACTCTGGATGCTCTTCACAGAATTTACCTAAATGGGTAATTTCAAATATTTTACCATCTGGAGCTTTAACTTTTTTTGTTCTTCCTAATTGCTCAATATTACCTTTATTTATAGTTTTTCTTATTTTATTTTTATCCAACATTCTTTTCCATAAAATTGGATATTTTTCTTTTAACCATAAATGGCACTGAGTCTTCGCTAGACTACTTGCTAAGGTATTCGTATTATACAAATCTGCTATTTTATTATAAGATAAAGTGGTTGAATACATTTTTCTAAAGGTTTTTAATACTTGTAGTTTTGAGAATTTAGAAGCATTACCACTACTACCATAACCTACCTGACCTGCCTCAATTAAATCTAAAGAGTTTAATGAGTTAAACTCTTTTTGCCAAGAAATTTCTAAAAGATTTAAATTATTTATATCACATTCCTGTAATACTATTAATTTAGGTGAACTATATGCATTATAACTATCTTGTAATTTATAATTAGAATGGTTTCCTTTAGTTAAATCATTTATATGTTCTTTAAATCTACGTTCTATATTTTGAGATTGCCCTATATAAATAAGGTCTTGAACTTCCCAGTATAGTGTATAAATTCCAATTGTCATTTTTATTTCCCTATTTAAAATACTATTATAGCATATAAGGTAAATAAAGTCAATACTAATTTTTGGTGGAGCACGAATATTTGTTTTAAAATTTTTTGGTGGAGGATACCAGAATCGAACTGGTCAGGCTATCTGCTTGCAAAGCAAATCCGTGTTCCCAAGCACATCCCCCTTAAATACTTACTGTCAGTCATGAAGGACTCGAACCTTCGAAATCTTCGCCCCAAACGAAGTGGTATAGCCGCTAACCGAATGACTGACAGTAAATACTTTAAATTGGTTCTCGGCACTGGACTCGAACCAGTACTCTCTCGATTATCAGTCGAGGGCTTTAGCCAATTAAGCTAGCCGAGAATTGTAATATTGAGAGGTTATTGGTTAATAAGGATAATCTCTCGAAACCTTAAGTAACCTTAAGCGGCTACTAAATACTCACTGTCGTTTGCATTTATAAAGATTGTATTTACGTCTACCCTGACGAGTTGACACTTATCCTATCCCACACTGTCGAACCCAATTCAGCCCCATCAAAAAGAAACTACGAGCTCATCCCACTGTATTTTTCGCTGCTCTCTTACAGTATCATTAGTTTTCGAAGACTAACCAACTCTGTAATCTAGTTCCCTTTTGGTGGAGCTGGCGGCATCGAAGCCGCGTCCAATATGTATTACTTTAGTGCTATTACAACTATTTTAAGAAGAGGCGACCTCAACTAGTCAAGTTCCTGCTTATCTCTTAAATCTATTTTTGCATGAATAGTGTCTCGTAACTTACCAAATCCATAGTGTTGCCATATGTCTTTGTTAATCCCATTCATCTTATTTGGTTTGCACATTAAACAACCTGCTCGTGCATTTTTTGGTTTACCACGTTTATGGTTCATGATACTCCTGTAAATAACGCCCCGTCGGAAACTAGTAAGGTAAAGAATTTAGCTTATATGTACAATAGCCCATCAGTAGTTTTATTACATAATCCTATTCTAGTCCGCATATATCGTTTATTGATTGGGTATATAGCTAGACACTTATTTTTTCATTACCAGTGAAATTTATGTGATTGCTGTTCGCGTCTATTAAAATAACTAGGCATATTGGTTTCTTTTTCGTAGAAAGATTTATATGATTGCTGTTAATGCCTATAATGGGTTTGTACCTAAACTACGGTTTGCCGTACTCTCCTAACCTCGAATACATAATGTTACGGCTTTCTTACTTAAATACAAATTTGGTAGGAGCACTGGGACTCGAACCCAGAACGAGGGATTAAAAGTCCCATGTGATTGCCTTTTCACCATACTCCCATTGAGGTACTTGGCACTAGCCATTTGAATACAGATGACCAGACTTCTTTATCAGTGAAGTGCCTTTCCCCTTACTTTAAAACCTTGGAGCCGCGCCGAGGAGTTGAACCCCGATGACCTGATTACAAAACAGGCGTAATAGCCATTATACGAGCGCGGCATTAAATTTCTATAAGGGAATACACTTAGATATTGGAATATGTTGACGCATATCCGTTCGCTATCTCGTCAAAGTAACCGAATAAAGTTCCGCGTACGCCACTATAGGCTTCTGGCAGTTCTAAATCCGTCTAAGTAATCTTCCCGTATAAAAACTCGTGGTAGCCCGTGAAGGAGTCGAGCCTTCTTCTTTTTGCTTCGTAGGCAAAAGTCCACATTCCACTGGACGGGCTATAGTTGTTTCATTAGTTCTTGTTTATCTTTTCTCCGAAGTGCTTTCTTCGTTTTAACATGAGCACCTGCCCCTGTTTTAAAGTGAAGTCTTCGAAGCGTCTCGCTTCTAGCTTTCATTATGTGTTCTTTTCTGATTTAAAATAATATTATACGTTGTTTTAGCTACTTTGTCAACTTTATTTTTTAAATCCTGTAGGAAGGCATCGAACCTTCATCTCTTCCCGCGGGAAGTGCTCTGTCCATTAAGCTACTTGAGGAATATTTGGCTCCACAGATAGGATTCGAACCTATCGCATCTTGATTAACAGTCAAGCCCCTTCACCTAGTTGGGTCCTGTGGAATTGTACTTTGGTATTCCCGACGGGATTCGAACCCGCATAGACACCTTGAAAGGGTGGTGTTCTGACCGTTAAACTACGGGAATATATACACTAAGTATAGAATACTAACAATTTTAGTATGTAGGGTTCGAACCTACATTCGCCACCGCAAAAGGCAGCGTCCTAACCAATTAGATGAATACCTACTTTAGATGGAATGCATTCCAAATAGAAACAACCCGCGAAGTCGTAACTAAAAGTATTCTATACTTAATGTGCCTAATACTTCTCAATAGGCTTCGAGGGACGGGTTTCGCAATCCACACGCAGTGTTTTAGTAATACAACTACATTAGTTCTATAAGGAACATCTGACACACCTTAGACTAACTTTCTTAAATATGGTGAGAAATATAGGATTTGAACCTATTAGCCCTAAGGAACTGATTTACAGTCAGCCGCGACCCTCCAACTTCGCCGATTTCTCATATTATTAAATTTAAAATTCTGTTTACTACGTGCTAAACTCTTACATCTAGCCGCTAGTAGGGTTTATAGATATTGGTAGCTAGCCTACTTTATCCCTACGTTCAACTCACTAACTCCGCTCGAGCAGTTTATTAGTCTCCGTTGGCAATGTGATAACGAATTTACGTCCAATCACGAGCAGAACTTTAAATTTAATATTTTGTTTATTTCTCGATTTCAAAGTAATATTATACGTTGTTTAAGATACTTTGTCAACTTTATTTTTTCTTACCATCTTTCATTTTTACGCCAGTAAGGTTTTTGTTTTTTAATTTCAGGTGCTTGTAATGGTTTGTATTCATCTAAAATTAAAGTATGTCCGCGTATACCTACACATACTTTATCAGTGTATATTTTAGGATTAGTTCCTGATACTATAGCTAGTCTTTCCCCAAGCATTTCAGTTATGCTATTAGCTTCGCCAATTATAAGTATTTGAGTTGTCATTTGCTTTTCTCACTGAAAGAAATAATATTATACGTTGTTTTAACTACTTTGTCAACTTTATTTTTTGGTATGAGATAGGAGATTTGAACTCCTGACTGAACTTTGGCAAAGTCCTATGTTACCAGCTACACTAATCCCACATTATTGTTTGGTCCACACGAGAGGAATCGAACCTCTAATAAAGGAGTAGAAATCCCTTGTGATATCCTTTTCACCACGTGCAGTTTGTTTGGTGTGCCTGACTGGACTTAAACCAGTACTCTTCGACTTATGAGGTCGCCGCTTCATCTTTAAGCTACAGGCACTCAAGTCTTTATTCTAATGTAATTGTAGAATATGCAGCACAGTTAATTATTTCAGGGTCTGTAGTTTCTTCAATAACCGCGAAACCCCAAGTACCTTCCGACAATTCATCTTCTGCAGAAGCATACTCATATATAGCTTCATCAATAAACTCTAACAATTTTAAATTGTCTCGAATATTTTCTTCATCAAAATGGTCTGGTGTTTCAACAATTAAGTCTACCGAAATACCGCACCATTCATCAGAGTCTGCTTGTATATAAAATTTTTTCAATTTGTTTTCCTTTTCTCAGTTTATAAATAATATTATACAGTGATTTAAGGAACTTGTCAACTTTATTTTTTTATACCTTATAAATGCAAAAAACTCGCCATTCTTTTACGAATAGCGAGTTTGGAATAGGATAAGACCTATCTACAAGCTATTCAATTTTACCATACCTTCATACGCAAAATCAGGGCGAATTTGTCCCACTAGATTATTCTTTTTACTCGATATAATACAGTGTCTCATTATGCATTCCTTGAAATGGTAAGACGAACAATTTTTTTGTTCGCAGGGTTTAAATTCTGATATAAATGTGAAATATTTCTTAATATCTCTAATTGATTGGGGTACTCTCTATTGTCTGTAAGTTCGACAACGGTCCCTTCTTCCAAGCTGGGTTCTTTCTTAACCACTTGGCTATCATTCTGTGGTGCCAATTGTTCTTCGCTTGATTCTTGTAGAGTTTCTTCTTTATTTTCATCAGTCATTTTTTTATCTTTAAAAGTTAAAGAACTTTAATAACAGCGTGCATTCTATTGCATTCCAGTTAACTAGTATGTTTGTCTAGAGTTTCGGGGGAAGCCGATGCATAGGCTGTTTATTAAAATTTCATTTTTCTCAATTTCAAAAACTATTATACGCTAAACTAAGATAAATGTCAAGATAAAATTTCTTTAGGTATTCCTTGCAATAGTACAGGAATCTCTCTTTTGCTTTTCATTATCTTTAATAGCTTAGATATGATTGGAGAGGCATTAGGGTTTAAGCCCCTTCTACGCTGTGACTCAACGTAGGCTGGTAATAATTCATCAGATATTAAATCCTCTAGTTGTTTAACATACTCACGATTTGACATAAATCTACCTTATTTTGTATTTTATAAAGTATAACACATGAGGAGAAAATTTGCAAGAACAAAATTTCATTGCCCTATTGGCGCAGGATAAATAATGTTATCTGCAAAAAATTTTAATATTGACATGCAAAGCTAATCATAGTATAATAGTATTTCAAATTGGAGAAATAAATATGTTTAAAATTGGAGAAAAAATTCATCTACTTAGCAATGTTAGGACAGATGATGGGACTGATATAATGTACGGTAATAGAGGTACAGTTATTGCTGAATATACAAGTGTATATGACGGTTCAGTTACTTATGAAATAGAAATACCTGCATTTAATAATGCAATAGTTGTGGTTAGTCCTAAAGATATAGATATATACAATCAGCCACATTTATCTTCAGCATTTACTATAGAAAGAGTAGAATAATGATAAGAGCTATTTGCTTACCCTTTATATTATTATCCCTTATAGGGGCTGGATTCTTCTTATTTTTATTTGCAGTTTTTGCTAGCCTTAGTGAAATTTAGTCCATCCAAAGTGAGATACTCTTTCACCTTTTAATACCCTACTTACTGCGGTTTTATCTAATCCATGCTCTTTTGAGAATTTGGCAGTATTTGAGAATTCAAATATTTGATTATCAGGGGATATTAATTTATATTTAAAAGCCTTTAAATCTCTAAGTATATTATATCTTTCAGGAAATTTTTCCTCTAACCACCTATGTACAGAGAAATTTTTAATAGCTATTATAGTATTATAATTAACCCCAGTACGCTCAATAATTTCTTGTGTATTATAATAAATAGTATCTGTTAGTAAAAACAATACTTCTGTAATCTGGCTATTAGTAAATTTAGCATTACTATTCTTATCCCCTATTTGTATAGGCATATCTTTTGAAGATTTTTTAATGTTTAGTATATTATGAGTTATAGAATAACTTAATATTAAACTATCCTCATAGGAATTTAGTTCAGTTATATTACATTTTTGTTCAATGTTAAGCTTAGGTTTACCATACTTAGAGTATGCTTCCAATAATTTATAATTATTGGAGGATTTTGTCTCCATATTATATAAGTGTCTTTTATATCTTTTTTCTATATCAATAGATTGTCCTATATATATAGAACCATCAGAAAAAGATAATTTATATATTCCTATCGTCATTTTTAATGTCCATAATTAATTTCAATACAACTATTATATCATATACAATGAATAATTTCAAGTATAATATTTTTATAGGGCATACATAAAAAAATTGTTGACAATTAGTTAAAATCAAAGTATAATATTACTTTGAAATCGAGAAATAACATGATTAAAGTACAAGACCTAGAGAGATTAGCAAAACAATGCTTTGATTTAGAAACTCAGCTTCCTTTATGGAAAATATCTGAAGAACCTAGTTCAGAAGCAGAGTTAAGACGAGAATTATATAGAATTCGCTGTAATTTAGGGGCTATAATCTATAGAATTAAACTAGATGTATATACGAAAGAAGATAAAAATGAAACTACAAATTGTAAATGACCTACACTATAACTGGAAATATGTAAACCAAGGTGCTGACGCCCTGCTTATCGCAGGTGACTTTGGTAATGGTTTAGGCGAATTAATTCGTCTAATGAAAAACATTACTGATATTCCAGTCTTTTTTGTTTTAGGCAACCATGATTACTATGGTGAAGTTAGCCAAGATGTAGTACCTCTTGTTAGAACATTGTGTGATACTATAGCACCTAACTGGCATTTGCTAGATAATGATATTTATTGTTATAATGATGTCCGATTTGTCGGTACGACTCTATGGACCGACTGTGGTGGTCCTGCTAACCAATGGTTTGTAAAACAAGCAATTAAGCGTTGGCCTGACTTCCAATATACTAAGTGGGCTGAGGGAGAAGTTATTCGTAATAAATGCGTTGAGGATTTATACCCTCAATTTGCTAAAGCTGAAAAGTTTCTTAAATTTGCCTTAAATGAGCCTTTTGAAGGTAAAACTGTAGTAATGACTCACTTTGTTCCAGTTAAAGATAAAGCTACACACCCACGCTTCGGTAACAGTGTTGAAAACCATTACTTTACTGCTGATTTAGAGTATTTAATGGGTAAAGATATGCTTTTTTGCTTTGGTCACACACACGATTTTTATGACTTTAAAATAGGGGATACACGCCTTGTTTGTAATCCTGTAGGATATCGTGGAGAAAATGGTACTTATAAAGGTGACTTAATTGTGGAGATTTAATATGTATATTCCGAGTAATATGTCTTTAGTAGGTAAAACTGTTATGTTAACTCAAGAAAAGAACTCTATGAGAGGAAAATTTACTAAAGGAAGTGTTGTAACTATTACCGATGTGGATTTAATAAGAGGTTATACTTTTGAAGATGAATTTGGTAATAAAGTTATTGAGGCTGGGTTCTCTGGGTTTGAGGAAGTAGAATAAAAGAGTATGAATATTTATACTTGGAGAGGGTATCGCAGTAGGCTTGAAGACGCTAGGCGATATAATCTTATACATAATGGTAAGTTTAGATGTGAACGCAAGTACAAATTAAAATACTGGCTAAGAAAAAATTATATTGACAAGAAAAGCTGAACAGCGTATAATATTATTTTAAGTCGCAGAACAAAGCGAAAAATAAAAAACTTTTTTAAATAACTATCTTGATAAAGGTACAATAGTGAACAACACATTAGCACAAAAATTAGAAGCAGGCTTCAATAACTTCGCAGTTACAGAAAACGGAGCAATTGCTCGTAAAACGACAGAGTCTGCTGTACTAGATTTATTTAGTCAGATTAATGCTTATCGTATAGGTAAAGTAATTAACCAGCGCATCCCACAGCTTGAAGCCTCTTGGAATGAGGATAAGCTTTTAACTCTAAAAGTATTATTTTACTCCAGAGATATCAGAGGCGGAATGGGTGAACGTGAAGTGTTTCGTACATTCATTCGTTACTTAGCAGAAACTCGCCCAGATGTTATCAAAAATGTAGTTCATTTAATCCCAGAATTTGGTCGTTGGGATGACCTTTATGCTTTAGTGGGTACACCATTAGAAGTAGATGCATTTGCAACTATGAAAACTCAATGGTTACAAGACATTAAAACAGATAAACCATCAATCATGGCTAAATGGTTGAAATCAGTAAACACATCATCAAAAGAGTCAGTGGCTCTAGGTATCAAAACAGCTAAAGCCTTTGGTTTACACGCTGCTGTATACCGTAAAGCATTGAGCAAATTACGTACAAACATCAACGTAATTGAAAAACTAATGTCTGCTGGTGAATGGACAGAAGTGAACTATTCTCATGTGCCTTCACAAGCTAACATGAAATATGGTAAAGCATTTATGAAACACGATGCTGACCGTCGTTCTGCTTACTTCGCTGCTTTAGAACGTGGTGATGCTGATGTAAAAATCAATGCAACAACACAATTCCCATACGAAATCGTTAAACGTGTTCTACACGGACAAACCGATGCTGTGGCTGAAGCTATGTGGAAAGCACAACCAGACTACTTTAATGGAGTGGAAGAAAACTCATTAGTTGTAGCTGACGTTTCAGGTTCTATGACTGGACTACCTTTAGAAGTTTGTATGTCTTTAGCAATCTACACAGCTGAACGTAACAAAGGTGTTTGGAAAGATAAGTTCATCACTTTCTCAGAAAAACCATCTATTCAAACTCTTAAAGGTGATACTTTAAGTGCTCGTGTTGCTAATTTGGAACGCGCTGAATGGAACATGAGTACTAATATCCAAGCAGTATTCCAACGTATTCTAGAAGTTGCAGTACGTGAAAACGTGGCACCATCTGAAATGGTTAAACGCCTATACATTGTTTCTGATATGGAATTTGATGGGGCTTGCCATGGTACTAGCAAAACTTTATTCAATACAATTCGCGATGCTTACGCGGATAAAGGATTTGAATTACCTGAATTAGTGTTCTGGAATGTAGCGGCACGTAACGTACAATTCCCAATGAGCATTGATGACCGCGGTTTCATTAACGTGTCAGGTTGCTCACCTTCAATCTTCAAAAGCATTGTTGGAAAACAATTCGTAGGTCCGTACGAAATGATGTTAGAAGTTCTTAACGTCCCTCGTTATGAAGCTATTGTAGTATAAAAATTTAGACGCAGACAGCAACCCAAACATTGGGGATTGACCCAAGCCAATGCTGAGTACCATGTAAAAATGCTCAAAAAATGCGTCTATTCAAACAAAAGACCCGTTCTCAGCAATTACCAAATTATATACTGAGCCGAAAGACTACTGCAATTGGAGGGTAGTCATAACCGTAGTACCTCAGAGGCGACCTGAGGTTAATTAAACGATATGCCCTTTAAGGGTATGGGTCTTGTGAAAAACTTTAGAGATAAGGTTTTTCTTTATTGACTTCTTAGCTAAAATAACGTATAATATTATTTTAAATGAGAGATTAATAAAAAAATGGTAAAAGGGTATAGTAAAGAAGATATTATTGAAGCAGCATTACTACGATTTAAGTTAGCAAAGCTAGCTGGTGAACAAATAGTAATGGAAAGTGAAACTAAAGCTCTAAGTATTAATCCAGCTATGATAGATTTAGCTAAATTAGAACTTATGTTTAGTAACTTCTACGATGAAAAAGGTAAAGATACTTTTAGAAAATATGCTTCTGTAGATGCAGATTGCATGAAACAATGGAAAATATATAATGACAAATGAAGAAATTACAGAATACCACAATATTAAAGAACGCTACGATAAAGTTGCATTGATTGTAGTAAATAGAGAATACTCTGAAATTTTCCAGTCTATGCGAGATGATATTAAAATGTTGTTAGCTATGATTGATAACTATGAAGTAACGGATATAATAGCATGAATAAAACAAACTTTAAAACTTGGATAGCAGGTAAAATTTACGAAATCAAAGAATATGGTTTTAATCAAAATGACATTACAGAAATTCGTGATGAAATTGACAAGATGGTATCACAAGAATTTGCTAAGATTGGTGTATTTTTAGATGTACCTGAAGGTAGTGAGTTTTGGGACTTATCTAATAAGAAGTGTCCAGAAGCAGAAAAAATAGCAGATGCAATAATTAAAGATGTATATAAAACAGAAATGCAAATAGCAACGGAAGGATTCTTAAATGCAGATAAAACCAGCAAATGAAATTAAAATAAATGACGTAGTTAACGTTACAGGTTTATCAGTTTATAACTATAGTAATGTATCTAGCAATATAGGTATTAATACTATAGTGCGACTTAGACGTGACCCAACTAATAAATATGATGTAAATGCTACTGGAGTATTCTTTAATGGAAATCAAATTGGTTGGATTCCAAAAAGCTCTAATAGTGACTTTGCTAAACACATGTCACTTACTGACTTTATATATGCTAAAGTTATAGCACATGATAGAAATGCTTCCGATATTTCAAAAAGATTATTTATTCAAGTTACTGACCCTAACATAATGAATCGAGCAATTTTTACAGACACTGAAAAGACAGGTGTTGAAAAGTTAAAAAATTTAATTAAACAACCTAAAGAGGAAAATAAAATGAACAAATTAGTAAATGATACAATCGCACGTAATTCAAATAATGCTACTTCTGCTGCCTTCTTAGAAGCAGGTCGTATTGCTAATCGTCAAGCTACTAAATTAGCTAGCAAATACTTACCAATGATGGTTCGTGGTTACGCAGATACTGCTGGTGGTCGATTAGTTTTAGCTAATATTGCGGCTACAGCAGCGGCTCAATTCCGTCCAGGTGATAGACGCTTAGCCCGTTTAGCAGATGCTATGATGGTTACAGCTTACCAAGAAGTATTACAATCATTCGACATTGAGAAAATGATTGAAGATATGTTATCTAACGAAACTATCAAAGCTGCTTTAACAAAAGTTAGTGAAGATAATGACGCTATCGTTTGATTTAATAGATAAATGTGCTTCTTGTGTATATAAAAACGCCAGCCCTTCAGAGGGTTGGTGTTATTTATTTTCACAAGCACCTTTAGTAGCCTGTGAAAAGTTTATTATGACCGCAGATGCTAGAGTTATTGATGATATTAATACTCTTGAAAGAGCTTTTCCTGATAAATTTGGAGAGTAGTATGCCTACCTATATTGTAACAACTAAATCAACTTTTGAAAATGTGTATAAAGTAGAAGCTTCTTCAGAAATAGAAGCTAAAGCCATGCTTGACGATACATATAACTTCTACCAAAAACATATTGGAGAAGATATTATTGACGTTTCTATTAAAGACCCAGATACAGACCATCATAAAGATATGCTTAACAAGGGATACTTTTAAATGTTTGAAACCCTTTTAGGTTATCTAGCTATCTCTGTCACATGCTCTGTACTAGCCCTTATATTAGCAATTAAGGCAAGACCTAAAGAACTATTAGCCGCTATACTTAATTTCTTAGTTGTTTTAACCGCTAGCATTTCCATTATACTAATAATTTCACTAATGTGGACATAATAAGCCCTTCAATTGAAGGGCTTTTTTCATTTTAGTAAACTGAAACCTTTATGAGAGTTTCTTTGTTTTGATATTACTTTACTTATAGCACCAAAGTCTAAATTATGTTCTTTGACAAATATAGATAAAGATTTATCTATTGTATGTATACTACCTTGTTTATCTACTAATTGTATACCAATATATTCAGGTTTTTTTATATTATATATAGGCTTCTCTTTATTAGGTTGTTTAGTATTTTTAGATAGTATTTCTTCAAAGTATTTTTCTTTAAATACCTCTTGTAGCCATTTATGTTTTCTACCACATTTAATATGGGAAACAAGATGTGTAGGTACATTCAGTTTTTTAGATATTTCTATATTTGGTATTTTTTCTAATATTAATGTAAATATTTTAATTATAATTTCATTAGAGTATCTAGTATTCCAGGCTTCCTTACCTATACTTCTATAATAACCACCTGAGTTTCTATATTTAGTATTAAAGCCACTCTTTACAGAGTTAAAAATTTCTATAGTTTCTTCTTCGTTTTTATCTAAATCTTCTATATTACATTCATATAATATCTCTAAAGTAGGTAAACCAAATTCTTGATAGGCATTCTGTAATTTAGTTGAGGCTATTTTATCTTTAAAGCTTCTTATATGTGTAGAGAATCTATCTGTTATATTTTTTGATTGACCTATATATACTTTATCTGTACCAGTAAACCTTAATAAATATATTCCACATAACATAATGTATAACTCCTTTAAATTTATAGTATGTATACATTATACTATGAAACTAGCAAAATGTCAAGTATAAAATTTTTAAAAGCCAATTTTTTAAGTCAAAATTTATTTTATACTTGACATTTACCATAAAGTAGCGTATAATATTATTTTAAAGTCGAGTTGAAAGCGAAATTGATATGTTATTCAAAAAAGGTGATTTAGTTTTGGTTAATTACACACATGAACAACTAGCAGGACTAATACTAAAAGTTGAAAATGTTATTGGTGGAGCTGAAGGCATTGATACTGTGGTTTTTAGCCCAAGTATTCCTATTATTCAAGTAACTCCTGAAGGCGTATTTAAAGGTAAGTTAGATAGAGTACCTGCTAATATACTTCAACTAATAAATCCTTTGAAAGAAGAGGAGAAAGAAGAGTTTTTGAGTGATATGGCACATGCTTCAAAATTATTAGATAGTTTCCAAGCCTTTAAAAATAGCTCGGATAGATTACGTAAAAGATTAAATAAATTATATAAAGACCCTCCAACGGCTGAGACGTAAAAATATTTTTGGAAATAAAAAATGAGTACAGATAAGAGTTATGAAGAGCTACTAGCTATCTTAAAAGAATGGGAAGCTCAGTTTAAAGATACTTCTGACAAGTATTGGGAAGATTACTATAAAAGAAAGGATGAAGAAAAGTTATGATTGAAATTGGTGAAAACTTAGCTATGACATTACAGGCACTGGGGTTTGTCATTATAGGAATAGCACTAATATATTTTATTACTAAGGATTAAAAGCATGCAAGTTCAAGATAAGGTTATTACAATTTTAGATATTTATGAGGAAGATGGAGAACTTTTAGTTCCAGTAGGAACTGAGGGAGTAATTACTCGTGACGATAAAGTTAATGATAGTGGTTATACCTTTGAAGTTTCTTTTAATGGTAAATATATTAATGTAGGTGCGTGGGAAATTAGAGGCACAAAATGACTAAAGAAGAAGTAGATGCAGACTTTAAAGCGTTCCTAGATATTTTAGCAATCGCGCAAGCAAGGTTCACATCTTGCCACCATCAACTTTTATGAGGAGATATGTATGAAACAGTTTACAGAAAAAGAAATAATTGAGCTTAAAGCTAAGTGGGGGCTTAAATGACTAAAGAAGAAGTAGAAATTCAAGAAGTAAAAGAAGTGTGGCTTACCATTGGCAATACAGATAATACAGAGGGTCGAGGTAGTAGTGTAATTTTAGATGTATCGGAACTAAAAGAAACTGCTGTAAGGCTTGGGTATAAGAAAGGTGTAATGGGGTCAAACGCACCTGTTGAAAAATCAATCGCTGTAAAAATTAACTGGAATTGGTTTACAAGGCGTGAGATAACAAAACCTACAAAAGAAGATGAACAGGAAAATATGCGAAACCATAATGCTTCTATTGCAAAAGAAAAAGCGTTAGGTTTAGGCATGACAGAAGAAGACATCGCGTTTCTTAAAGGCACAAAATGACTAAACAACTAGCACCTATAGAGGAATTGGCTAAATGAATAACAATAGAGATAAGTTTGAAGCGTGGGCAAAAGCGCATGAAATTGATATAACTATAAACCCAGCACCTAGCTATGATGCTAGATTATATAACGATGATGAAACTGAAGCTATGTATTGTGGATGGCAAGCCGCAACCGAACAAAGCCAAAAAGAGATAGCAGAACTCCAAGCGCGTGAGAAAGTGTTGGTTGATTTGCTTGGCGAGTGTGTAGATACGGTTAGAAATGAGTATAACGAAATGCTGGAACTTTATAAAAGAGCTATTAAACGGCATCGAGCAAGCCCTAGCCAATGTGAGAGGTGAAGTTAAATGACCATTGAATCAGAAGAGTTTTACAATTTATGTCAGCGTTATAGATTTGCTAATATACGCAATCAAGCGGAAGTTTCAGAGGCTTATCAGGATTTGATTAATTTTATAGACGCAGAAATCACCTCTCTACGCGCTGAACTAGAGAAAGCGAAAAAGGATGGTGAGCGTTACAACAGATTGAGAGTATTAGGATGTGCGGTTTTTGGTAGTAATCAGCTAGAAAATGGAACTGTTATTAGGTTTCAGTCACTAGATGAAGTAGTTGATTTAGATTTAGATAGGCACAAATCACGCGGTGAGGCTATAGACAACGCAATGAAAGGTAAGGGATGACAGAAAATATTGAAAATCACATGGCTTTAGCCTGTGAATGTGGTTGCGTAACTTGGTATTGGCTTAAATCTAAAAAGCTTGAATGTACTAAATGCGGATTGATTAAAGAGGTTACAGATGAGTAAGCACTTATCAATAACAGTTAAAGGCAAAAATAGAACATGGTGTTTTGACATTTTAGCTGATTCTAAATACATACAAGAATGGTTAGATGATGGCTTAGACATTGTGATTATTGAAAACACAATACCTATGTGGGTAAATGAATTTGGGCTTACTCACGCTTGGGTATTTATGCAAGATTTATTTAATTTTAGGAATCCTTTTAAATGAAAACTAAAGAACAGATTGAAGAAAAAATAGCATCCCTAATTCAGCAAGCAAAAGAGGCTGACAAACAAGCGCATGAAGCGTATAAAAATGTCGAAAGGGCCGCACATGAACTTCATCAACAAGAGGCGTTTGGGTCGAGATTACAAGCGTTTATTTTAAGCTGGGTATTAAAGGAATAACCATGACCGATAAAATAATCATAAGCAGGAAAGAGATTGAGGAATTGTTTGCTAAGTATGATATGGGTAGATTAAGTCTTAGTGTTATTGTCGACCTACGCGAACTACTAGACAAGGCAGAAGTGAGTGAGCCAGTGGGTTATAAAGTAACAGGTAAACTAGGCGAAAGATGTAGTTTTAAATCAAGCGAAGTCAAAAAGG